ACCATCGCGAGTCGGAGCCGAAGTGGGCCCCACCTGCTGACGTGGAAAATAGGGATTTAAATAATCGGAAACTGAAAAAGATTTTTATGGGTTTACGCAGTGGGCTTTTTATCATTGGGCCCATTTAAATGGGCTCAATGGAACCCGTAGGTCCAGTATATGGTTTTGTATTCGTATCCCTCCTTGTATCATACCATTTATACGTATATATACGGTAATTGAAATAAAAATACGAAAATATATATTTTATTAAATAATTCTGGAAGTAGTACATGTATGAGGTTCTATTATTTCTACCCCTAGTATCATGTTCGTATCGAACATGATCGTGTCTATTGCATCTATCATGTTTTCCTCCTTGAAGTCGTTGTAGGAGGAGTCATGGTACAGGACTTCTATGGTGTTCTTCATTGATGTTTCCAGTCCGTTGAAGTCGAAGGGTACTGCGTTCCATTGATAGTCGTATCTGATCTTGTATGTGTGCTTCGATAGTACTGGTGAGCTTGTGTTGATGACCTTGACTGTGACTAGGAAGTGTTCTTGTTTCTTCTGTAGGCTGAAGACGAATCTGATCCCCTTGTTTGTTGTGTGTGTGATCGTCATTTGTTTTGATTGGTGATTTGATGATTTGTTGTTCATGGATGTGTATGATTTTTATAGTCAGTCTTAGGTCGTTATGGTCTAATGTTGTCTACGTGTTTTGTTTTGGATCAAGTGTTTTGTCTAGTTTTAGGAGTTGTTTTGTTTGAAGTATTATGTTAATTAGTTGTTTTAAGTTATGTTAATCTAGTATTAATCATCCATTAATTAACTACAGAATAAAGAATGATATGCAATTAAAAAAAAAGAAAAAAAATAAAAAGAAGAAAACATATATTAAGCAAAGAAATGGAGCGCAGCGGAATGGGCTGGGCCTTTGTAATAGAAACGTGTCAAAAATAACTGTGGTAAAAAAAATGTACTGGGTTAAGAATTAATCCAGGTTAAAAAATAAAAGATAAAAAAAATGAAAGAGAAGCAGGACTTGTACTCTCCGCAATAATAATGTTCCCGTCTTTCACACAGTGTTAAGGTGAGTGTGTGTTTTTGGACACCAATTGGTTTGGGCACCGATATACTGGTGCCTAATGGGTTCCCTGTTCCGTACAGGGGGTGAAATGACCATTTTGCCCCTCCGTCCCCAAATGAAACCTGCAACTAGTGCGCTTCAAAAGTCGGATTTTCTCTCTCCTACTTTTCCACCATAGCCATTTCTCGAGCTATCTTCGTCGTTTCAATCCGGAAATTCCAGGTCTCCTCAATCTGAACATGTGAAATGGGCAAACCTCTAGAGCAGCCTGACGCTACGCCGGAGTGCGACGAGCGATGTATAATATT